CTGCCACCCTCCACTTGCTACCGCCAGCCGTCCCTCAGCAGCGACCCCGGCGCTCCCGCGGGCTCGATCCCGCCCCGCCCGTCCGGCCTGACGCCGCTGTTCTCCGGATCAAAAATGCGGGGCAGCGTATTAACGACGTGTCCCCGTGAGGGAACCGGGTCGTTCGGCGGCGTCGGGACTACCTCGATCTTGCCCGCCTGAATGTCGTTCAGCGTCTTCATCGCATCCTGATAACCCAGGTATGCGGGGTCGAACTGCGAGAGGTCCTTGCCCTTGCGGTAGATCAGGGTGCCGTAGAACACGCCCAGCTGGATCGTCGTGGTCTTGATCAGGTCAGGGATGACGATGACCGGGTCGTTGGCGTCGGTAAACCAGGCCGTTCCGGCGTAGGCCGACACCTTCGACGACGCCTGCGCTATCGCGCCGTTCAGCTGATCGTCAGTCAGCATGGCACACGTCCCCGAGCCCGCGTCCGTGCCCCCGACGTTGGACCGGATGTCAGCGGGAGTGCAGTAGGAGACCGGCATCACGCCTCCCCGGAGGGTCGCGCGCTCAGGTGGTCTACGTCGTCCGCCAGGTCGCGCAGGAACGCGGCCACCGTGGCCGGACTCGCCGACGCGCCCGTCACGCCCTGATTCGCGGATCCGGGGCCGCCGCCTACCTCGACGTGCACCCGGATCTTTCCGAACCGGTCTACGCAGTCACGCAGGTCCCGTCGTACGGTCACCGCTCAGCCGTCGTAGTCCTCAGGCGGCGAGCCCGGCTCGTGATCTGACGGGACTGGCGCGGCTACAGCGAGCACGTCCAGGCCGCGAGTGCGCAGCGCGGCCGATGGCGGCTCGAAACCGTCCGGCAGCCCGACCTCGGGGAAGAGGTGAGTGCCCCTGCGGCTCTGGGCTATCTCGATCAGCACGCGCTGCCAGCGGTCTTGACGGCGTTCAGCTGCGCGATCAAGCCAGCGGTGCAGTCCCACTAGAGCCAGCCGAAATGCCGGGCGGTGTTGCGCAGGATCGCGGTCAGCTCGGCCGGAATCCCGAAGCGGTCCTGCTGGATATCCAGGCTCGCCGCGAGGTCCCCGTCTGCCATCCGCTCCGTCGCCGCCTTCCAGTCCGCGAGCATCTCGGCCACGTCTACCAGCGTCATCCCGCTGATGCCGTCCGCGAAGTGCTCGGGGTGATGGCGGTTGCTGGCGTAGTGGTGCGCAAGCCCTTCGCCCATCGCCGCCAGGCAGTCCTTGTATTCCTGCGAACCGTAGGTGAGGTGCTTGAGCTTCGGCGTGAACTCGTCGAAGACCGTCACCTCGGGCGGAAGGGTCTTGCTGCGGTCGTGGCACGATGAGCGGTCGATCAGTTCCTTGACGATCGCGCCTATCAGCTCGCCGACGCGCTGGCTGTGCGCGAGAGTCTCCGGGCGGCTGTCATAGGGCGCTTCGCTCATGAACGGCGACTCTACTTGTCCTTCAGCGCGTCCGGGTCTACCGACAGGTCAACCGGGGGGTCATTGGCCTCCGGCGCATTTGCCGGATGGACCGGATCCGGGTTCTCCACGACGCGGGACGCGCCCTCCGGGTCGGGACGCGCGCCGAACTGCTGGGCCAGGGGCCTCGCGCCGAAGAGGTCCCCCGCGGTGATCCTCGGCGCGGGATCGTTCTGCTCCGACGCCTTGCGGATGACGGGTACCTTGTGGCGCCCCGGCTCCAGGAACCGCGCGGCCTGCTCGTCGGTGAGGAACACCGTCTCGCCGCGGTGAACGATGTCGGCGGCCTTCTCGCTGTCCTTGCCGGCCGGGACTACCCTTCCGACACTGAGGTTGGTGAGCGCTTCGTACTGCTGGCCCTTCGGGGCTGCGACCATGGCGGATCTGCTCCTTCGTGACGGGGGGATTCTGCGCCCGTCACGAAGGACGGGTTAGGTCAGGCGGTATCGCGGAAACACTCGACGTAGTCGGCGGCTGCGCGCATGAGCGCCGAATCGGGTTTCTACACTCCTGAGATCAAAACAATGGACAGTGGCTGATCGAGCCCTATGGCCGAAGCGCGCTGTACGTCCGATCTGCTCGATTTGGTAGGTTCCCACCGATATAGGGGACTCGCGGTGTACGGCAGTTCATCGGCAATAAACCCGCAGCGCCGGCGCTGCATTACCAGGGCATTTCCGGTCGGCACCTGCCTTGAGACCAGAACATCGAGATTGAAGATCTTATTAGGCAAGGTTCCGGTGTACTGCAAATTCTCGCTGGCGATGTCTCCCACGTACGGGGCCGCGAAGCTGCTCGACTGAAGCAGCGTGGTCTTCGTCGCGTGGTTGATGATCATGGTGTCGGCCTCGAACCCGAGGAACGAGTTGAAGCCGATCGAGCTGGTGATGCTCGCGTTCTCCACGAGGTACACGGCGTTGGCGATGTCCGCCCGGATCGTCGCGTTGGACGACGCCCACGGCGAGCCGACCGCCAGGGTCTGGATTCCGGCATTCGCAACCACGGCGCTATAAAAGGCCGTATTCCAGGAATAAACCATGGTGTTGCGAACCTGCTGCAGCTGCCTCGTGACCGGGTCGACGACCTGGCGGCGCCGCATCTCATCGGAGACGCTGATAGCCATGGCGCGCTCGTGGGTGAAGACCACCCGCGGCATGCCGACGCTCGTCGGCACGACCGGCACCTCGGCGAACTCGGCG